CCAAAGCGAAATACGCTCAACGACTTGCTGCATTGACGAACGGTGTTGGCGTGATTAAGGTTGGCGGTGCAAATGATAGCGACGCGGCTGAACGTAAAGATCGTGTTGATGACGCTATCGGTGCAATTCACGCGGCTATGAAAGGCGGAATCGTTGCCGGCGGTGGTGTTACGCTACGCGATATTGCTTCTCACCTTAGTGGCGGTGAATTTGAAATTGCAATCTTTGACGCCTTGAGTGCAAATGAATCTGTATTACTCGAGAACTCCGGCTATAGCTTCAATAAACTCGAGGGGTACGAGGGTGGCAAAATTGCCGAGGGTCACGGTATCGATGTATCTACTGGTGATTTTATACAGATGGTGAACGCCGGTATTGTCGATCCCGCTATTGTAACGAAAGAGGTGATCCGCAACGCATTCGCGGCGGCGGCACTTGCAATCACTGTCGGTGGATCGATCATAGATAAAAAATTGTCGCAAGACGAACTAATGCAACTGATGGGAGCAAAAGCATAATGAATGGAAGAATAGCCCGGGCACTACGCCAACGTGCGATCGTTAACCCGAAAGAAAAAACGATCAATAAAAAACTTTTGAAAAAACTCAAAAAGGAATACAAGCCAAATGGGAAAGTTTGAAGTTAAGCCAGAGGACGCTATGATCCTCGAGGGAATTGAACAGCGTGAACTATCCCGCCGACGATTCGATAAAATGTTTAAAACCGTCCCACCAAGCCGACGTAAAAAATATAATATAGAACTTGGGAAAGTCACTGCCGGTCGCTTCAACGATAAGCAACTGCACGAAAAAACCCTCAAGAAAATTTACGCTTATAACGCCGGAAACGTCGAAGTATCAGATCCGATGGTACGCGGGGGAATGGAAAAAGCATAAAAGAAATTAGCCGTCCACTAGGCGGCTTTTTCTTTTTAAGATACAATGCTATTAAACACAAAAATCCTTCAAATAAAAATTCGCAAATCATTTAAAAACGAGGGGAAATACAAATGGTCAAAAAAACCAAAGGTGCAAAAAAACCACGCACCGAAAAACAAATTGCTGCACTCGCGAAAGCTCAAGAAGCTCGCAAGGCAAAGCTTGAAGCGGCAAAAACTGAATCGCCGGTAGTGCCGCGACCAGAAATTGCTACTGATGGAGCACCACAGCCACGTCCACCAATGACACCATCACCATTTTCACAAGCTAGTGAATCTGAAAAAGACAAAGTTATTATTGCACTGCAACAGGAATTGATTGAAGCACTCAAGATGAATGCCGGTCGATCTGTTGATATTGACCAAGTGCTCGCCGAAAAAGCCAGTATGCAACCGCAAAGCCCTTTTAATGGCAACGGTGTACACATCTCTGCACAGGGCGGTATTCAGGGGCGAATTGTTAAGCACTCGCTTTCAAAACTCGATTACCCCGATCCAACAGATCGCCTGTATGATGACGATCGTTTGAAGCGTCACAACCTCCGTGAAAACTACATCTTTACTTGGGACGTTGAGGGTGAGCAATATACCAAGGACGGTGTGACTTACGCAGAGCCACGTTTTACTGTACGATTGTTCCGACGTCTGTTTGATGACAATGACGTTGATACCGGTCGTGCTGCACTCATTAGCCGCACGATGCTGCACGAAGATGAGTTTGTCGCACAGATCATTGCTGATCGCATGGGGCTACTCGAAAACTTTTCAAGCACAAAAGAGATGATGGACGAGATCCGTTACCACCGTATTCGCGACTGGTTGATCCCTATCTTTATTCCTGCAAAGCCAGAGGAGCACGCGAACCGCAAAACTGAAATGGTGATTGATGGAAAGGCAGTCGAAGTCTACGATACAGAAAAAGTTGTCGGTGAATCTGCTGCTGATTCAAAAGCAAGTTCAATTTTACAATCAGTCCGACGATAGGACGTAAAATGTCTGATACCCCCTACAACGTAGTCAATACGCAAATTGATCCTGCAAAAGAAAGCCAGTACGAACCTCACGGAAAGCAAGCGATGGCACACCGTGCCTTTCTTGTTGATGATTACAAACGTGGGACGCTATTTTGGGGGCGTCAGGTCGGTAAGTCGATGTGGTCAGTCAAGCACCTCGAGATGGCGGCGTGTATAAAACAGGGGCAATACTTCATTGTGTTCGGTACTCACAAGCACGCCAAAGACGTTATGTGGCGACAGTACTTGCATATGATTCCAAAGGAATTGATTTACGATACAAACTCGACGGATCTTACGATTACGTTCAACTATATCAAAATGCCTATTTACATTCCGGGCAAGGGGTGGATCGCCGTTAAGCACGATACGAGCAAGCCACGTTCTACAATTCAGTTACTCGGATCAGACTATGCCGACGATCATCGTGGACGTAAAGCCGACGGTATCGTATTTGACGAGTACCAAGATCAAGATCCAAACGCTTGGGAAGCTGTATATAAATTCTTCTTCACCACTACTGATGGGTGGGCTGTATTTATGGGTACGGCAAAGGGTTACAATCACTGGTACAATTTGCTGCAATATGCCAAAACTGCTGATGATTGGTTTTACCTTGAGGCGACGTGGCGTGATAATCCACTCGTTACAAAGGAATGGTATACCCGCGAACGTAATGAAGCGGAAGCCCGCGATCAGCTTGATATATTTATGCAAGAGGTTGAGCTGCAATTCCGTACTGCACAGGGGTCAGTATTCCCTAAGTTCGATCGAAAGATCCACGTGGTCGACGCTAATGATCCGCGAATACCAGAGGGAGGCACGTGTTATGTTACGTGGGACTTTGGTTGGGTTGAGGGACACCCGACGGCGATCAATATTGTTATTATCGACAATCAGGGAACTTGGTGGGTAATCGACGAAATACACGGCACTGAAATTTCAATCAAAGATTGTGCTCGAATGATTCGCGAGAAAGTTGGTACGCGTCGTATCACCCTAGTAATTGCCGATTCAGCTCGCCCGGATCTTATCGAAATGGTACGACAGGAAAACTTGCCGGTTGTTGGTGCGGTGAAGCGTGGCGGTGGATCTGCCGGCAATGGCGGTACTTCTTCAATCGTTTCAGGTATTATCTTACTTGCACAAAAACTTGTTCCAAAAATAAAGTTGGTCGGTATTCCAGAGCCAGATATTTACTTTACTGAAAACTGCCCGCATACGATCTACCAGATGGAAAACTACAAATACAAGGAAAGCAAGCCCGATCGCCCGACGAGTGAATTGCCAATTAAAAAAGACGACGACCACCCTGACGGTTTACGTTACCTTGCTTTATGGTTAAAATACGGACAGAAGAAAGACGAGAAGCCGATTACGTCTAGTGTCAAATTCAACGATTTTGGACTATTATAAAAAGAAAAAGGAATACAAACAAATGCCTCAACCAACTGATACGACACCAACTGACGCACGCGATAAAGTTACTCTCGATGACGAGGGCAAGTTTTTCAAGCGTGACTTCGATGAAGATTTATCTGCTCACGATACAGCTATTGAAAACTTCGACGCCTTTGAAGCAATGCATATGGGTAAAACCTACGATCAGAAAAGCCGCGAAACTAAGAACGGATTGACTGACAGTGCTACTGCTACTATCTATCTCGAGCGTGCTGCACGTGTCGCCGGTAAATTGCCAGAGGGTGAAATGCTCGCCTTTGGTAAAAAGGATTATGGCAAGGCTTTGTTTATGGATATTCTCCGTACTAAGTGGATCTACCCTAACGCCAATGCACAACGACCATTCAAAACGAAAATGTATATGTGGCAGTACGGATCAAGTGAATACGGCTATATGCCGATGTACTACGATCTTAATATTTCACCTAGTGGGTACTTCGGTCCGGATTGCTGGTTGTGGAATCCTCGCAACTTTATCCCGCAAAATGGCTTTATCACTGTAGAAGAAATGGACTACGTTCACGCGATCGCTTACAAATCACCTACGTGGTTTGATGATCTGCTTGAAGAAGATGACGATGGTGGCTGGAAAAAAGACAAGATCAAGGGGCTATCTGAACAGCTCAAAGCTGCTGTAAAAGAACCTGACACCAACCGCGACACGCTACTTGCTCGTAACGTAAACCGCCAGTCTAGCCGACAGGTGCAAGTTGTTACTCGATATGAAAGTGGTGACGATGGACGATGGGTCACATTCCTACCTGAATACGGCTACACTGTTATTCGATCAATTAAGAACCCGCACAAAAACGGCAAAATTCCATTTGTCATTAAGCCTTGTATTCCAACATTCGATAGCTTTTACGGTATCGGTGACTTCCAACGATCAATGCCTATGCAATTTGCAAACGATGGTCTGGATAACTTCTACTTCCAAGGAATCAAGATTAACTTATTCCCACCAACGATCGTCAATGCTCAAGGTGTTGTACGCCACACGATCCGTCCGGGTGAAGCCGGTACAGTATGGGAGGAAATAATCCCGAACTCTATCCGTAAATACGAGGGATCTACCGCCGGACTTTCAACCTATCAGGCTGCAAAGGGTATGGCAAAGGGTGCGATTCAATCGATTGCCGGTACTACTGATACCCGTGCTAACGCTGAAAACTCAATGGATCCGGGTATGGGTAAAACGCCAGAGGCACTTTCAATGATCGGCGAGCGAGAAGATACCCGTGACGGACAAGATCGCGATCTACTCGAAGAAGCAATGAAGCAACTTATCGACGGTATGATGAGCCTACTTCTGATTATCCCGAATAAAATCCCTGTCGATCTATTTGCAAGTGAGATTGAAGAAATTATCGAAGATGGTCACACCGACCTATCCGACATTTTCCGCGTCACCACTGCAACTAAGCTGCTGAAATGGCGACTATCCAATAGTGGCAATCAAATACGCCTGACGATTGATCCTACGCGTCTACGCGGGCTTGAGTATCGATTCCAGCTAGAAGCCGGTTCGACGGCGAAAAAGACCAAGGAACAGCAATTAAAAGCTATTCTCGACTTCCTCGACTTTGTTGGTAAAATGCCTAATGCACTTGCTGAATATCGTGAAGCCACTGGTAAAATGCCGGACTACGATTACATCTTTAAACAGTATGGACACTTGGCAGACATCAAGGGTATGGATAAAATGTTTACACAAGCACCTGTACCACCAGAAGCACCCGCACCGGCTGATGGTGGCGAGGGCGGTGGAGTGCCAGCCGATGACGCTGATCTTGCTGCTGCACAGGCTGCTCTAGGCGGCGAACAGCCACCAGTTGATCCTACAGCCATTCCGGCTGCTCCAATCGCTCCTGCTGCTCCTGTAATGCCACAAGCACCATTGATTCCGAACCAACCAGCACCACAATTTAGAAACCCGGCAATCGCTCAAGCACTAGCACGAGCTGAAATGCTTATACAATAATCGAAAGGAACACTATGCGAACAAACTCACCGATGGACGACCCAGCACCGTTTGAAACACCGAAATTCGAGACACTCGAAGACGAGCCGATGGCGGGCGAGCCAGAGTCTTTTAACAAAAAAGCTCTGCTCGACTACATAGACGCTCGACTCGATTATTTTGAAAGCTATCTGCCGGGGGGTGAGGCTGTACTCACTCTGTCAAACGAAGAAAAAGCCTCGCACTGGGAAGCTGCTGCCACTATCCGTACAGAGTTTAAGGCATTGGCCGATCAGGTGAAGCGATCAGGTAAACGATGAACATACCGGAATACAAGCAGGATAAGATTGATAATTTCTACAAGTGGAAAGGTGTTAAGCCGCCAGAGCGTACCTCGCACGGTATCTCTGAGGACGATATTGACACGATCCTCGCCGAGCATATAAAAAATCACCAGTGCGTATACACGCAACGTGGAAATTACGTCATGTGTGAAACCGGCAATTTCGAGCACGGTAAGAATATCGGTACAATGAAACGCCTCGTGCGTACAGAGAACAATCAGCCAGTGCTCGAGGATATAGTTTTTTCTTAAAAAATGCTATATTAAATATATGGAAGCGACTCTCCTTAGAAGTCGAAATAAACAACTAAAGTGACGCCCTACTTTGAACGGAGCGAGAAAGAACAACGCACATGCCACAACTAGAAAACGGTGAAGATCCCCTAATTGTTGCCGCCCTAATTGACGACGACGATGACGAAGAATCAAAGGAAATTACCAAACAATTCTTAAAGGATCAGGCAGATTCCGACGCCAATCACGACGATGACGACGCGGGTGACGATGACGGCGAAGATGATGATGACATCAACTTTCCAGCCCCAAAGAACAAACCTGCTGACAAGTCAGACGATGACGATGATGACGAGGAAGAAAAACCGACTGGTGCTAAACCACCCGAAGCTATCGACGCCGGTGACGACGACGAGGAAGATTCTGAAAAGGACAAGCCAAAAGGTGATGAAGCTACCGAAAAAAAGAGCCGCTCCGAACGGCGAGCTGAAAGACAACGCAAGTATCTTGAACGCCTGAGTGCTGCACCGGTTGACGAAAATGAACGTCGCCGCCGTGAATTACTCAAAGACGATTACAAGCCCCTCGACATTAAAGATGGTGAATACGAGCCTGATGATCTTATAAAGGATCGCCAGCAATATGCTCAATCTGTCGCCATTAAAACTGCCGAAGCTCAACGTGAAGTCGCAGAAGAACAAAACTTTTGGACTAAAGTTGAATACGAAGCGAAGTTGCTCACTACAAAACCGGGCTTTGAATTTCTTGATGAGAATAACAAAGAAAAATTTGACGAGAAGAAAACCGCTGCTGTAAACGATTTGTACTTTAAGGTTATCGGTCTAGATCAAGAGCTTGTACGTGACGCGAATGGACTACCAGTCGTGAACGCACAGGGACAACCTATGATACGACCAACAGTCCGACGCAAAGATCTTGGCTTCCAAGAGTTTGTAGAGGGTTACGTTGAGAATATGATGGATTTTGAACAAGACAATGAAGCCGAAATTATAAAGAACGCCGCAAAGCAACGTGCTCATCAGGGTATACGCCCGGGTGGATCATCTCGTCGCGGGATTGGCAAATTGCGTATGGGTGATATTTCCAAAATGAGTGCCGACGAAGTAGAAGCTAATGAAGCTGAAATAGATCGTCAGATCAACGCCGAACTTGGCATATCCTAATACGAGGTGATATAATCGCCTCAAGCAATTAAAGCTAAAACCAAAAACAAATTAAAACAAAAGAAACGAGATTGAAATGGCTAATATTACAGTCACAACCGCTGCAAAGCTTATCGCTGAAAAGTGGACCAAAAAGATTGAAAAACCTTTTTACCGTGCTCTTTACTTCAAAGACTTGGTAATGGATCGCTCTGACCTGTTCGCTGATGGCGGCAACAAGGGCAACATTCCATTTATGTCGAAGTACGACGCTCGTGACAAAGCTGCTGGTGTAGCTGTCACATTTGACGCTAACACTGAAACTGAAATTGAATTAACAATCAACAAGCACAAATACCTTGCTTTCCTTATTGAGGACATTGTAAAAGTTCAGACGCACTATGCGATCGCTGAATCATACCGTGAAGCTCAAAAAGAAGCTGTTATGCGTGCAATCGACACCGACCTTGGATCAGTTCACGCGAGTGCTGGTACAAACGTAGCCGGTGGTGCGACTGCTGATGACGTTGATATGCTTTCAGTTGTTCTTGCTCTTGACCTTGCCGATGTGCCACAAACACAGCGTGCGGGTGTTGTTCACTCGAAAGTCATGGGTGACTTCCGTAGCGTGAACAAGTACGTTGCTTACGACCAAACTGGTAAAACCGGTCTTGCCGTTAGTGACAAATCTGCGATTAGTAACGTATACGGATTCGATCTTTATATGTCAAACAACGTCGCTGATGACGCTACTAACACTCACAACTTGTTCTTCCACAAATCTGCAATTAGCTTGGCTATCCAGCTCAAGCCTACTTACAAGATGGAAGATAGCGTTGACTTCATCGGTATCAAGTCTGTACTTCACACGATTTACGGCTTCACTGTTGAACGATCTGCTGCCCTAGTTGACCTTGAACGAGCAAGCTAGTAACCGAGTTGCCGGATCTCTAAAACCGGCACACCAAAAACAGTAAACAAAGGAACAATCAAATGTCTAGTTCTACACACGAATCAGTCATCAAAGCTTGGGAAGATAAGCTCGGTACTAAGGACGAATTTCGTCTTGAAGAAGTTACCGACGTAAAGGGTGAAACCGTTTATCATCTCATCAGCCGTAATGGTAGTGTCACCGCTGCTGCACGAAGCCTTGAAAAGCTCGAAGCACACGCTGGCGAACCATTCGTTGAAGATTTGGCAAACACTGATTTTCCTGCAAAGCCTGTTGAGTTGGATAACACCGACAAAAAGGGTGGAGCTTGGAATCAGCAAAGTGTTGCAACTCGCGATCAGCTAGTTGAACAGCACCCTGATGAGCCAACGAAAGAGGAAGCGGAACGACTAAACACCGGCCGTGGACTTGATCTATCAGGTAACGATACCGCTGGCGAGTTCGGTGCTCAAGATGACACCGCTGGCCAAGAAGCACTCGAGAATGAGCAATCTGACCTCGAAGAAGCTGGCGAACAGTCTGGTGACGAAGATGGCGATGGGTCATTGACGGATCAGGACGAACGAGTACAATAGTACCGTAACCCCGACAGTATAAACAAAACACTACCCCTCGTATAGTCATTGACAAAGCGAGGGGGTTTTGTTATACAATGGCTTTATGAAAGCATTACACGATCTAGTTGTCATTAAGATAGAAGAACAAGGAAATAAAAAAACCGCCGGTGGCTTATACCTCCCGCAAGATAAATGGGGGGAAAAGGGCAATGTTGCCGAGATTATTGATGTGCATATTGTGGATAGCGGTATTAAGGTTGGTGATCGCGTTATTATCAATCCCTATGCTGTTATGGACACACCTGAAAAAGAAATGAAGCTCATCAAGTATATTGATATTCTGGCGGTATTGTAATGGGTCGTGCTGCTCCTATTCGTAATATGCGATTCTTACGCCGTAAACCACGTGCTACAGAACTTGCGAAAGAGGGACGTGGCGAACTTACCGATCAATCTGGACGTGCAAAAGTCACGATCGACTGGAAATTAAACAAGATTGCCGAACGCGATCGAGTGTTTAAAATGACGATCAACGGTGAAGAAGCGTATATTGATCTTGAGGAATTGATGTTTTTTACACGAATGATAGTATAATTACAATAGAAAATTAAAAAAATAAAAAGGATAAAAAATAATGCAATCTGACTCAAACGGATCGATTACAGCACTGAACGCCAACCTTGCTACTGGCGTGCCAACACCAAACTCGTTCATTCAGTTGAATGTTTCCAACGGATTAGACACTGGTAACATACAAGTCACTGGTACGTGGGTGGGGACACTCATCGTTCAAGTAAGCCTTAATGGCAAAAACTGGGTAACGCTCAACGCGGCTAACTCTATTATTAACGCTAGTACACAAGCACAATCTGCAACGATTGCCTCTGCTGCACAAGGTATATATCGATTTGAGGTTTCAGGTGTAAACTTTGTACGCGTCACTGCTTCTGCGTGGACAAGCGGACAAGCTGATATTGTTCTTGCTGCCGGTCCGGGCACGGGTGTTGTCACTATAAATAACCCTCTTACATTAGGTGCTGGGACAGCCGCAATTGGTACGCTCGCTACACCTACCGGTACTGCGATTTCGGTTACTTCTGCTGCTACAACAAACGCCTCAAGCCAAAAAGCTGGTTCTGGCAACTTGTTTGAAATTACAATAAGTAACCCAACTGCCACTCCTGTATATGTAAAACTTTACAATAAAGCGAGTGCTCCGACTGTTGGTACTGACGTGCCTATCGTAACGATTACGGCTGCCGCTGCTTCTGCAACCAATAAGCCTACTGACGGCGTACTCACATTCGCTCAAATCGGTAAACGATTCTCTACCGGTATCGCTATGGCGATTACTGGTGGACCTTTGGCAACCGATACGACTGCTGCTGTCGCCGGCGTGCAAGTTTCGGGCACTTATATTTAGTGGTATAGTAAAGAAAATCCTTAAAATAAAAATGAAAGAAGAATAAGAATATGGACATTTGGCGAAATGTAGGTGAGTATCTATCTGGAAAAGAGGGCTGGATTCCCGGTCGTGATACAGCCGGTAAATTAAAACAAACAATTAGTGGTGGTGACGCTGACTGGCTACCATCTGTATCTGTAGCTGGCGGTGATAGAAGCCCTGTTGGTCCGAGTGTATTCGGCGTAGGAGCACAAGGACCGACACAAGTAAAGGGCGTAAGCACGCCTACGCCACAACAACCAACATATCAACCGACGTACCAAGAACCTGCAAATCAAGGTGTTCTTGGCTCTGATGGACGATGGTATCCATCTGCTGCCGCTGCAACTGCTGCAAAGGCTGATAAGGTGCGTAAAAGTACTCTCACCTCACAGGCGGGCTATCGTGACGCTGCAACACAGCAAGGTACTGATGTACGCAATAAATATCAAGCTGATGTACAGAAATTCCTCGCGACTATTCAAAATGGCCAAGACGATATTAACAGTGGAAAAGCAAACAACGCACTTAACCTCCGTCGCTCAATGAGCAATATCGCGGGTGGTATTCGCCAAGGTATTAAATCTGGCGGTGTACAACTCGCTAATATGAACGCGACCGATTCTGGTGCTGCTGACGCTATGGCTCGTGCCTATGCTCAAATGGGTAATCAACAGGCCGGTGACGCAAACAACGAAGCTGCACTTAAATTCGGTGAACTCGATACTACTCAGGTCAAATTAAACCGTGATCGTGATGAGGGTGTGCAAGGATTCGACCGTGAACGTGAAGCCGAAGTTTCTCGTATTCGTGGCGACCTCCGTAACAAACTTGCTGCACTTGACGCTCAAGCTGCTGCCGAGGGTGTGAATGGTGTTGTCGATATGGGTATCGTAGACGCTGTAGTTAATCAAGCTGTTTCACAATTGGCCGCTGTCGATTCAATGCGACAACGACGCCTTGGTGCTGTTAAAGCCCTTGGTATGGATCAGGTTAACCAACGTGCTGCTGAAATGGATTCTGCCGGTATGGAGGGAACTGCTCCGTTTGCTGCTGGTAATGAGGGAATCGCCTTTGGTGTCAGTGGTGAATCACCTATGGGTGCTGCTACTTCACAGCTTCCACAATACGCTCGCGACGAGGATGGCAACCTTATTGCTGCTCCTCGCAAAACTGACGACCAACTAGTAGTTTAGAAAGGATAAACTGATATGGCTCTCTGGGACGATTTCGTCAATACAATTCGTCGCAGTGTCGATCAGGTTAACCCTTGGGACAATGGGCGTAATTGGAATACGATTGACGCTGAACTGAAAAAGAAAAAAGAGGAAGAAGAACGTCGTCGCCAGCAACAGGCGGCGGCTACTCCTGTAGCTCAACAGCAATCAAATCCCGCTCCAAACTTTAGCTCAAATGCTCCGGCACAAAATCCTCAATTGCCAAATACTCAACAATTGAATTTTCAAAAGCCAAAGCAAAACTTACTTGATCCGACTGCTGCAACACCTCAACAGGAACGTACTTTTGGTGCGAACTCTGGTGCTACTCCCGGCCAACTAAAAATGCCGGACGAATTTAAGACGCCCCAACAGCGACAACTTGAAACGGTAATTGCCAATAAAAACGCTCGATTAGGTAAAGATGGTACGGTTATTGACAATCGACCATTCCCCGCTCGAGTGCCAAACGATTCATTTGCAAAAGCTAACGAAGCACTGAAACAAGGTGCAACTATTAAAGATGTTGGTAACTACTGGAAGTCTGACGCTGACGCTCTCCGTGCCGAACTTATGAAACCAAACCCTGATAAAGCTCGAGTACAGGGGTTAACTCAATCGATCAATAACCGTAAAGGTGAGATTGCCAAAATGAGCACTCAGATGTCCCGCGACGAACAGGACGAATTTGCTAAAAAACAAATGGAAGCTCGCGGCGGAAAATTCCAAAGTAACCAAAATAAAGTTGGTGATTTTCTTGGTGGCGTTGTTGCTGCACCTTTTGGACTTGTCACAAAACCGGCGGGTACTACTGCTTACCTGACTAATCAAGACGCATTCGATACTAGCGTTGCTGATATGGATCGTCGCTACCGTGCTGGTGAAATTACAAGAGCACGCCTCGAGCAAGAATTACGCGATCTGCAAGGTGGAATGATTACGCCACTGTACAAGAATAAAGAAATTAAAGTGGGCGATAGCGGTCTTGAGTTTATGGACGGCGGCGAAAAGCTCGCTAATTTTGCGGGCAATGTCATTCAACAGGGTGTCGATAGCTATGTCGGTGGTGGTACTGCTGTAAAATCTGCCCTTACTGGCGGTAAAGAAGTTGCACAGCTTGGTGTGAAAGAAATTCTTAAACAGTCGATGAAACAGGGTGTAAAAGAATCTGCCGTTACCGGTACTGCACAGACGGGTGCGGACTTACTAAAGGGCGACGGAATCACTCCTGAATCGTTATTGATGAATTACGGTGTAGACGCAGTATTAAACACCGGCGGTGAAGCTACTGGTAAAGCTGTTAAAAAGTGGGTAACTGACGCAAAGGTAAAAGACGCCACAGATACGATGAACCAAGCGTTGCGTGCTAACGGTACTCTCGACACTCTTACTGAAACCGAAGTACGTCAAATGATGGAAAAAGAAGCTACTGAACAAATTACGACTGCTACGAAGCAAGTAAATGAAAAGCGTGCCGCCACACAAGCACAGCAGACGCCTCCTGACGTTTTAAAGCCTCAAGACGAACAAATACCCAACTCGCTCGAAACTAACGTCACAGAG